TCATTTGTTCTATAAAAAGCTTCAACCTTAGAAGCAAATATATTCTTGTCAGGAATTGACTTTGTAAGAATACCAGCTTCTTTCATTAATCTTTCAAAAGCGTCAAGGTTGCTGCCTTCTTGTGTAGGGTCTAAGCTTTCCAAATAAGATGATAAAGTCATTTCTTTGGAATGAGCTTCTCTGTATAAGTCACTTGTTAAATTTTGTAAAGTTATTTTTTCGTTAGCCATATTATTCATCTCCTCTCAAATTAACCTAAAAGTACAGTTGCGGTTTTTGCGGTTGCGTCTGTGTTGATAAAAATAGGTAATCCAATTTTTCTATCTGCAACACCAGCAACATCAGTTGTGTCTCCCATTACAGCGCCTGTGTCACCTGCTGTAAATTCGATTTCCATTGTGTCATCGTTGTCAGCAGGAACTTTAGCAGTTAAAATAACAGTCGCTGTTGAACGAGTTACATCAAAAAATGCCTTTACATCTTCGTCAGCCTTTAAAGCTGTTTCGATTGCAGTAGCAGTAGCAGTAGCAGTTCCTACAGCCAATGTTACTGTAATGTCTTTACCATCAGCCAATTCAGCTTTTCCGGCAGCAGTAATGGTAACAGTAGCGTCTCCTGCTTCTGTAGCCCCTGTAGTAACTGTTTTAGACATTGACTGTTTAACTCCAATGCCGCTTGCAGTATCTTTTAATGCGCCACTACCATCTAATAAACAAACTCTACCTGGAGTAACACCAGTAGCAACAACAGGAACATCTTCCCTAAAACCTCTAAATTGAACTCCTACATGACCGTCATTCTCATAAACATCAATAAAACCAAACGGAACATCACCTTCATTACCTAAATCAACCGTATCGCCAGCAGATGTAACAACCACAGGAATACCAACAACAGCGTCTCTATTTGCAGCCTCAACTAATGCCTTTATTCCTGCTCCTGCCTTAAATGTAGCTGCTTGAAATCCTATACCTTCGTAACCTAATCCACCTCTTGCCATGTAAAAACACATCCTTTCTTTTCTTAAAAATTATTTTTTGGCAATAAAAAACCGCCATTTAGAATAGCGGGTACTTCTTGTTTGTTATTTTCCTACTTTAAAAGCTTCATCAGGGATTTTCTTGCTTAATCCTTCGCCTGCTTTTGGGTCTGAATGTCTGCCATCAGGAATATTGTTTTTAGCCTGCGTTTCAAAATTAGCCATTATATCCTTAATTGCAGAACTTTCCATTGTTGATAATGTAACTTTCCATGTTTCGGCTTTAAATTCATTACCCATGGCACGAACACCCATTGCGATAGTGTCATCAATTAACTGTTTTCTGTATTCTTGACCTTCTTTAGCAAGGTTAAGTACATTGTCAGCAGTTAATTCAGCGCCTAATTTTTCTTTTACNGTTTCCTTTGACAGAAATTCTTCTGTACTATCTAATTGAGCCATAACAGGTTCAACGGAAGCTTTTATTTCTTCAACCTTGTTGTCCCATTTTTCAGCTAATTGGTTTAATATTTCGCTTGCATCATCAACAGTCAGCTTTTCTGTCTCTTCAACACTCATGCCAAAGTCTTTAAGCATTTTTTGTAATTTCTCATTCATAAGTTTTTTAACTCCCTTCTTTCCTTCATCAATTCCACCTAAATTGTGAACTTTTTTGTGGTCTGATTTTTTAACCATAGTAAGAATATTGCCATTATGATATTTATTTAAAAATGTTGTATTGTCTGGCAATTCTTCTTTATCACCTAATACAGCAAAATTACCTGTAGGCAATTCAATTATGTCTCCATCTTTTGCCTGCGATACCATTGCACCGGGATAAGCACCATCCCAAACAATAGATTCCTCATACAAAGCATTGTTGTTATAAGGAATTATGATTGAAGGAGGCATTGCCGTAACTGTACAAGTTTTAGTTGTACCGTCTGCCATTTCATACTTTACACCACGATAATGACTACATTTACCACCAAAATAATTCATTCCACATATAGAACAAACCATTGTATCTGTACTAAAACTAATTGATGTATCTGATAATATGCCTGTTTCAATTTTCTTGATTAAAGCATTTGCAGATATTCCGTCAGTAACTTCATCATCTCTAAAAATGTATTTAGACAGATGTAATTCAACTGCTTCGTCAATTTCTGTACTTGCTTTTATTTCACCGTCAAATACTTTTCCATAGGGAATACCTTGTATTCCGCCCCAGTTACGCCAATTATGATTTAACATAAAAGAAACGCCTTTTTTAGCGTCGTCAACCATTACTTGTAACAATTCCTTGCTTATTCTTGTAAACCTATTAGGAATTAGCATATCCCCGGCAGACTTACCACTAAACACAAACACTTCATCAGCGCTTAATTGTCTTTTAGCAAGTTTATTTATTTTCGCCAACTGTTCTTCTGTTGGCACTCCAAATTTACTCATCATTCTCACCGCCTTTCTTTTTAGATTTCTTTACTTTTTTACCAAAATGCTTTTCTTCTTCGGCGCAATATTCCTCACAAATACAACCTTTGCAGTCAAAGCAATCGTGTAATTCTTTTTCTTTATTTTTCAGCATTGTCGGATTGTCGTTTGTTCCCCGAATGTTTGTCATCAACAATTGTTTTCTCACCTCCAACACTAAAAGAAGCTTTTATTTCAGCTATTGGTCTTTCGTTTATGGCTTTTTCTACTTTCATAACTTCTTGCGCTGCCAAATCTCCATCAACCCAACCCATCAATTGAGCCACTGCGTAAAATTCTTGTTTCATAAGTTCAACTGTCATTCGTTGTTCTTCCGAATTCCAGTCAATAGTATTATGCTTAAAATGCGGTATAGCTTGTTCGCCATTTACCCTTAACCATAATCTTGCTATTTCTTCTATGATACGTTTTGAACCTCGTTGACAAGATTGTATTCCTGAACAATAAATACGGAATTGTACGGTTCCCCAGCTTTCAGTAATTCCGGTATTCCTGTTCATAAATATAGCCATTTGCTTTAAACCGGAAAGAGTTTGCGTATCAACTAATTCGTTTATCGCCCTAACATCAAGACTTCTGCCTGCATTTGCTCCTTGATTCATATTAATTNTTGAATCGCTTGTATGAATATAATCACTATCAGGTTCCATGCTTTCAAGATTTCGTCTCATACGATTAACATTGTCATCCATCCATTCCATTAGCTTTTTAGGGTCATTTCTAACATTAGCAGGACACATTTCAAACAATTTCTCTATATCTATTGAAACGTCAATTTTCGGATAACCTTGATGATGTAAAACGGCTTGCAAGTCTTGGAATATCTGCATTTGAAAATCTATTGCTTGTAAAACAGGAGATAGATTTAATGTTCCTCTTGGGTCGCCAATATCAGGGTCGGCAGGAACCCAAAAGAANTTAGCATGTTTTCTGTCAAGGTAAACTTTTTTATGCTCGTTATATTGATACGGAACCCATGTTTTACGACCGTCTATCTCTTTTAATTCCCATTCGATTGTTTGCGGTTTTACAGGGTAAATATCATAAATGTCTTTTCGGTCAGGCGTTACTTCGGCTTCAACGCCCATAGCACCTAATAAAAATGAGCTATAATGCAATTGGTCTACCAATCCATCAAGCCCACTGTTTGATATTTCATTTACTCTTGCAGCAAATTCTCGCCATTTATCATCTAAGTCTGTCCGTTTTTTACCGTCAAGCCCATAGAAATTCATTTCATGCCCTTGGTTAGCAAGTCTTACAAAATTCCATACAGCCATTGAAACATCAGGATTAACCCTTTTTAAGAATTCAACAGCAGCAGTTTCTTCCGGAATACTTCTTAATGTTTTAAGCACGTCACCTGTCCTTGACCGATGAGGGGATAGGGTAGAGGAGTATCTGCTATTAACAGCAGTTTGTCTGCCTGTTGGCAAGGGTTCATCCCTTGTTCTTGCTCTGATTCTTTTAAATAATCCCATATTCATCACCACACTTATTGCAAACTTTTTATTGTATTTGAAATGCTTACAATACTTATTGCCAAATCTTCAACTTTTTTCATATCGCCTTTTTGCAAGGCTTCTTCCTGTGCTTTTTCAAGCATTTGTATTTGTTTTAAATAAATTTCTTTTAGTTCCATATTGAATCCTCCAAAGTATTTTTAAAAACAGCCACAAATCAAAGTTCATGGCTGTTTACGTTATATGTACGTTGCACTTGACGGAAGGACGCTAAGGAGGCATAGCAAACCCTATACATTACCGTGTTATTTACAACGTATCCGTTATTTGTGTTTTACTCCACCAAAGATACCAATATAAGGTATCGTGATTTCAGGAGCTATAAAATCTGCAAAGCAGAAGTAGGCAGCACTAATGTGGTCATCATGACCGTCATTACTTGCATTTGTATATTGTGTCGAACCTGTTTTTCTTGTAATGCCTATATAGTCCTTGAATTGATTTTCAACTTCTTGCGACCATGGTATCTGACACCATTGCTGTTCAACTACAACAGCAAGATTTTCAACTAACCTTTCCTTGTTCTGCCCTTGCTCGTTTATAGGAACGCAAGGTACGCCTCTTTTGGTTAATTGAGATTCGATTGTTTCTCCTAAACCTGTTTTACCAAAATTACAAACAGCACCATTAAAATACCGTGAATAAAAAGCAATCCTATCCCATTGACCATCCCAACTCATTCCGACCATAGCTTCGGTTTTAACAACTTTTCCTTTACTGTTTCTTATCCAAATAACAGGGTCGTCAACTGATTTACCCGGGTCGTAGCCTATTGTATAAGTCTCGAATGGTTCAGGTTCAACCCATTTCTTTTGTTCTTCTTCCGGCAATGTTGATAATTTTACAAAACATTTATCTATGTTCCCAAAAACCAAGTTAATATCGGAAATAAACTCGCCAAGATAATCTTGTCTGTACCTCTTATCCGACATACGTTTAATTAAATTTTCTTTGTATGTTTTGCCATTTTTCGTTATTTGTGTACCCCTTTTGTTCATATAAGGGTTATCCCAAGTTGTAAAAGTCCAACTTTCAAAATCAGGGTCATAATCAGAAGTGTTTTTTTGACCCCATTTCCACATNTTNTANAANTAGTTCATTCCAAGAGGTGAGGAATTTATAATTGCTCGTCCACCTTTACCACCCAAACCTCTACCAGGGGAATTTAAACGTCCTTCTATATTGCTCCATACATCTTCTAAATCAGCTATTCTTGCAGCTTCCGTTATGGTAACTAAATCTAAACCAACCGCAACTAAACTTTCAGGGTCATATGCGGAATGTACTTCAATTATTCCGCCATTAATAGTTTCCACTGTTCTTGTGGTTTTAGAAACATCTACAACTAACTCTTTAGGAAGATTATGTAAAAGTTCTCTCCAGTTTTGATTGGCTATCTTTTCAAGGGGAGCGATAATCCACCATAGTGCATGAGGAACTAAATCTGAACCCCTATCTTCATTTAAGCAATCAATGAAATATTTAATGCCTTCCATGATTGAGCATCTGTCTTTTCCCCAACGTATACCAGCGTTAATAATCTTGAATCTTGCTTCGCTTTCATGTACCAACTTTTGACCCCAATGCGGAGTATATTCAGCAGTAACATTGATTCCGCCCCTTGCATTTGCCATACGACAAGTACCACAGGTAGAAAATGATGTATAAGCTTCATATTCAGGTCGCCATATTTGTGCAAACGGCTTGCCGCATTGAGTACAAATTGACATTTTATCGCTTGTTGAATGTTGTATTAACTTTTCATTTTTCTGTTGAATAATACTTACAGAACCGCCTTTTCTTGGCATATTACATCACGTCCTTTAAAATACCAACTGCCCGCCCCAAAATAATTTTATGGTATTTAACCCCTACGCTTTAAGCGTCAACCTTATTTGTAATAAAAAAGCACTTCTAAGAGTGCTAAGATTCAATATTTTATTTAACCCATTCGGCAAGAATTTCTTCTTTATATTTTTTGTTGGGAAATATAGTATTCGTAAAATCTATAGATTCGTTATACTGACATTTTGGATTTAGGCAATGTGATTCTGTATAATCTCGATTATAAACTAATCCGTTCCCGCAAAACGGGCAAGTGTCGTTTTTAAGGCTATTTAGATATCTTTCGCTAAAATTACTATCCATTTCTATACTCCTTTCTATACTCCTTAAAGTTCATCTTCACAAACTCTCTTATGCCATTGCCGGGATTGTATTGAGGATAGATTTTCAAATATTCAGCTTCACAATCTGTTAGAGTTTCACCTTTTATGTGGCCTTGTTTGATAAGGAATAATAAGCCCAAGCTTGCGGACCTCGATTCGCCTTTATTACAGCAAATAAGAACATTTCTACCCTTAAACAATTCTTCCTCGATAAAGTTAAGTGCTTCATTTATCATGTTTTTGTCAAAGAATAAACTGCTATTTGCATCAACCATATTTAGAATTAATTTACTTCCTCTGTCCCTGTAACCCCATAAATATTCCGGGTGTGACTTGTCGCAAGCTCTGCCTTTGTATCCAATCATTTCCCGATGCCATGGCTCCTTGGCTGCTAACAAGAATGAAAAACTATCATCAAAAAATGTGTTTTCATAGTCTTGTTGGTTTCCAACGTATAAATTGTCTGCAATTTTTTGCATGGTTTTACCTCCATTCAATTTATTTTACTTATTCATTAAATAATTTCTAAGATGATAGTAAAAAGTATAATAAATAAACTGTGCTGAATACTTATTGTCCTTAATAAAATTTATTGAGAAATTATATCTGTCAGCGAAAGAATGTAAGCCACCAATAAAAGCAGATGGATTATATTCTGTTTTGTAATTGTGAGTTATTATATCTTCGTAGGAAGCATTCTCTATCAGTAAATGAACTTTCCCTTTACTGCGTATAAATTCGCTTTCAAAACGCAATCTATCGGTTGTGAAGTTTCCGCTAATTTCTTCAAGACTGCCTTTTCTTTCTATTGAAATTTTATCTGCAAAATATAAATCCCTGTTAAATCCTAATTCAGAATTAGCAGGGAGCAGGAAGCTATAATCACAAAACTCTAATTTTTCAATTTTATATGATATTTTCTTTTCGTCGAACCATTTAAGAATGTGGCTATTGGCGTTTTCGCGCGAATCCACTAAAATTACCATTGATTTCAACAACTCTTTAATTTCTTTATCTGTATATTTATATAAATCAATCATAACATCACCTAATCATTAGAAGTATCAACTTGAACAGCAGCTTGAACAGCACCTGAACTCTTAAACATGAAATTAATTTTAGTACGCTTTTTAGTGCCAAATTCATCTATAACATTTGGATTCATTAAGTTTCTTAATGTTCCTGTTAGTTTTTCAGCAGCTTCCGCCATGTATTTCATATCCTGTGGGGTATTAATGTTTTTAGCAACTCTATCTAAAACTTCTTCATTTGCCACAGCTTGAATAATCTTATCAACGGTCGATATTGTTTTTAAAGCGGTATCAAGCTTTCTATTATCGACTTCCATTTCAACCTTTTGTCTTTTAATTGACAACTGTTGCTTATTAAGTTCCGTCAGGCTTTCAATTTCGTTTATCATCGCTACTTTTTGCTCTGTTTCATCTGCAACTGATATCGCTTGACTACCTAACAGGGGATTGACAGGCAATAAATCAGCCTTTTTAACGTCTTTTTCTTCTTCAAGGACATTTACATCAATCGCTTGTTTTTTGTCTTTTGTTTTTGAATTTGTGGCTTTTTTCGCCATAATATCACCTACTTTAAAGCCGGTAGAAAGTTTTGAACTCTCAACCTTCTGTTTACAAGACAGTTGCTCTGCCAATTGAGCTATACCGGCATAATAAAAGCACCTCATTAGAAGTGCTTATCGGTTGCCTTGTACTTCGGCTACCTATACACCATTGTTTACTGGTACAATGTGCG